AACGTCGGCACCTACGACGTGCATGTGTCGTCTGGCCCCAGCTACATGACCCGTAAGCAGGAGGCGATGGACACGATGGGCCAGATCCTCCAGACCAACCCGGCGCTGTGGTCGGTCGCGGGCGATCTGTTCGTCAAGAACATGGACTGGCCAGGCTCTGAGACGATGGCCAAGCGGTTTGAAAAGATGCTTGACCCGAAGGTGTTGCAAGACACCGACGAGTCGCCCGAAGCGCAGGCCATGCGTATGCAGATGGAGCAAATGGCGCAGGCGATGGAGCAGACCAACGCCCAGATTCAGCAGCTCATGCAGTCGTATGAGATGCAGAAGCTGGCGATTGACGAGCAAAACACGCAGATCAAGGCTTATGACGCCGAAACCAAGCGTCTTTCGGCCATGCAGGCTGGGCTTACACCTGAACAAATTCAGGATATTGTGCAGGGCACCATTGCGGCGGCTCTGGATACGGGTGATTTGGTGCCGGGTAGCGCGCCAATGCGGGAGATTGGTCAATGAGCTGCGCGGATCTGATCGGACACCTCTTTCTGGCGCGCGACGTGACGCATTCCGTGCATCTCAATACTCGTTCTTACGCCAAACACAAGGCTTTGGGTAAGTTTTACGAGGAAGTGATCGGTTTGGCCGACGATTTGGCGGAGGCTTATCAAGGTCGTCATGGCCTGATCGGGCCGATTACGCTGCATTCGGCCAAAAAGACCAACAATGTCGTTGAATTTCTTGAAGATTCGCTGAAAGAGGTCGAAGAAGCTCGAAAAGAGTTTGGCGACGATAGCGCGCTTCAGAATATTGTCGACGGAATCGTGGACTTATATCTTTCCACGCTGTATAAATTGAAGTTCCTAGCCTAAGAGAGCAAAAATGGCTTATTATCAGGAAATCGAAGCGTCTACGCAGCTTAAGGTCGGTCTGGCCAAGCTGAAAGGCATTTTTGCTTCCAGTGGCACGTCGGTCACGGTCGCGGTTTATGACTCGCCGGCGGCATCGACCTCTGATCCGCTGGTTCTGGCGCAGTTCACGGCGGCGACGCCGGGAAACTACATCTTCACGGCTGAAGGTATCAGCTTGAATAAAGGCCTTTATGTCGTCCTTGGCGGCTCAAGTCCGAAAGTCACTGTCTTTTTCGAGTGATCTAAATGGCCTTTATTTACAATCTTACCGATAGCTGGAACGACGTAACGACGACATGGAACGGCATTAAACTTGCCGTTACCAACACATCGTCTGACGCGTCTTCTAAACTGCTTAATTTGACGGTTTCAGGGGCCACTACGGCCTCTTTTGTTGTCGATAAAAGCGGTAATTTGGACCTAAACGGTAAGGTTAACAAGGTCACAATCACTGCTCCGGCGACGGCTGCGACGTTTACGCTGGCTGACGGCTCTACTTTTGCGACTGTCGGCGCACATTCGGTCACGTTCACGGCGACCGGCACTACGTCATTGACGTTGCCGACCAGCGGCACGGTTACGGCGCTCGGCAACACGACGACGGGCTCTGGCAGCATCGTGCTGGCCACTTCGCCCGCGCTTGTTACGCCTAACCTTGGCACGCCGTCGGCTGCGACGCTGACGAATGCTACGGGACTGCCGCTGACGACGGGTATCTCGGGCTTCGGCACCGGCGTTGCTACGGCTCTTGGCATTAGCATTGGCTCGGCTGGCGCTCCGGTCTTGTTTGACGGCGCGCTCGGCACGCCGTCCAGCGGCACACTGACGAACTGCACAGGCTATTCGATTAGCAACGTCAGCGGGCTTGGTTCTGGCGTCGCCACATGGCTAACCACGCCGTCCAGCTCTAATCTGCGCGCTGCGGTCACTGACGAGACGGGCACGGGCTCGCTTGTATTCGCTACGTCGCCTACGCTTGTCACGCCCGACCTTGGCACGCCGTCTGCGGCTACACTTACCAACGCCACTGGTCTGCCGATCAGCACAGGCGTTAGCGGTCTGGGTACGGGCGTTGCGACGTTCCTTGCGACGCCTTCAAGCGCTAATCTTGCGTCGGCCGTCACTGATGAGACGGGCACTGGGTCGCTGGTCTTCTCTAACAGCCCGACGTTTGACGATGACATTACGATTGGTGTCGCCAGCACGACGCGCGGCGAACTTATCCTAGCCAATACGACCGCTAATACGGTCAAACTACGCTCTTCTAACAGCACGGCGGCAGCTTATACGTTGACGTTCCCGGCGGCTGCACCTGTCAACGGCTATTATCTCCAAACTGACGTTAATGGCGTTCTGTCTTGGGCTGCCGGCGGCGGCGGCGGTGGCGGCTCGCCTGGCGGCTCCAATACGCAGATCCAGTTCAATAATGCCGGCGCGTTTGGCGGCGATGCGGCCTTTACGTTTGTAAATGGCACAGGCACCGCAACAATGACGCTTGGTGTCGCGTCGACGACCAGCGGAGTTGCAAAGCTTTATAATTCGGCCAGCGCTAATGCGATCACGATTGCTTCTGGCAATAATAGCGCCGCTTGGACGATGACGCTGCCGACAACGGCAGGAACGAACGGTTATTTCCTTCAGACTGACGGCTCCGGCAATACGACGTGGGCTGCGGCTGCGGCGGGCACGATCAACACCGGCACAATCGGTCAGATCACCTATTATAGCGGCACGAACACGCTGTCCGGCACGACGACCGGCACGGGCGTCCTTACCGCTCTTGCGGTTAATGTCGGCTCTTCAGGTGCGTTCGTCACCAACGGCGGTGCGCTTGGAACGCCTTCCAGCGGCACGCTAACAAGTTGCACGGGCCTGCCGATCAGCACCGGCGTCAGCGGGCTGGGCACCAATGTCGCGACGGCTCTGGCTGTAAATGTTGGCACGACGGGCGCGGTTGTTGTTCAGGATGGCGCGCTTGGCACGCCGTCGAGCGGCACGCTTACAAACGCGACTGGTTTGCCGATCAGCACGGGCGTTTCCGGCCTCGGCTCTAACGTCGCCACGTTTCTTGCTACGCCGTCGTCAGCCAATCTTGCGGCCGCCGTTACGGATGAAACCGGCACTGGCGCTTTGGTGTTTGCTAATACGCCGACACTTGTTACGCCTGTTCTTGGAACGCCGACTAGCGGCACGCTAACGAACTGCACGGGTCTGCCGATTAGCACTGGCGTCAGCGGTTTAGGCAGCAATGTCGCTACGTTCCTTGCTACGCCGTCGTCGGCTAACTTGGCGTCGGCGGTTACGGACGAGACGGGCAGCGGCGCTCTTGTGTTCGGCACATCGCCCACACTGACTACACCGCGACTTGCTGGATCTTCGACCGGCTATTCTTCGTTTGCGTCGGCTAACTCCAGCGCTACGAACTATACGATTACGTTCCCGGCCGAAGATATGACGGTTGGTTTCCGTAATATTCCCCAGAACAGTCAAACCGGCGCATATGTTGCTGTGGCCGGCGATAATGGTAAACACATCAGCATTACGACTGGCGGAGTAACTTTTAATGCGTCCATATTTAGTGCCGGCGATGTTGTTACCGTATATAATAATTCAAGTTCAAACCAGACAATTACTGCCGGAGCTAACGTTACGTTTAGACTTGCTGGCACAGCGACGACAGGTAACAGAACCCTCGCGCAATATGGAACTGCTACTCTTTTATGTGTAACAGGAGGCGCAACACCCACGTTCGTTGTTTCGGGTGCTGGAGTGACTTAATGTCTGGCATTATGCACATGATGTTAGCGGTTAGCGCCGGTAAATCTGCGCCGCCCAACATCGAATATCTAGTCGTAGCCGGCGGCGGCGGCGGCGGCGGCACTGGTGCGTCCAATGGCGGTAAAGGTGGGGGTGGCGCAGGCGGCTATAGAACGGCGACGGGATATACGGTCACGACTGGCGTTGCTTATACGGCCACAGTCGGCGGCGGTGGTTCTGGTGGTTCGGGTGGCGCGGTAAACGGTTCTGCCGGTAGCGTATCAAGCTGGAACACTAACGCAGTTGGAAGCGGCTCGAAAATAGAAAGCGTTGGTGGTGGCTATGGTGCTGGCACGGCCAATACAACAGGTGGTTCTGGTGGTTCGGGTGGTGGCGGCTCTGGATCTGGATCTGGCGGATCTGCGTCTACATCACCTTCTGGGCAAGGAAATACGGGCGGCGCGGGCGGATCGACAAACGGCACTGGCGGCGGTGGTGGTGGCGCGACTGCTTCAGGTGGTGCGGGCGATGCTGGCGGAACACGCGCAGGCGGTTCAGGCGGCAACGGCACCAACTGGAACTCTTTAGGAACATCTTATGCTGGCGGTGGCGGTGGTGGATCGTATGACGGCAATGCCGCACCGAATTTAGGTGGCCCGGGTGGAATAGGCGGAGGCGGTGCAGGCGGGTATCAGTATAATAGTGGCGCTGTATTCGTTAATCCCGTTGCAGGAACGGCAAATAGAGGTGGCGGTGGCGGCGGTGCTGGTGGTTCCGGTCCTGGCAACGCAATGAATGGAGCTGCTGGTGGTTCTGGGGTAGTTATAATCAGATACTCAGATACCTACGCTCTTGCTACATCCACAACTGGATCACCAACACAAACAAGTTCTGGCGGTTATATCTATTATACTTTCACTGGAACGGGAACGATTACGTTCTAGGGGATATTAATGGCACACTTCGCAAAACTAGATAAATCAAACATCGTGTTAGACGTTATAACTGTAAATAATAATGTTATTAACAATATATCCTTCCCAGAAAGCGAACCTTTAGGTGTAGCTTTTCTTCAGTCCGTTTTCGGCGCAGATACAAAGTGGGCGCAGACAAGCTATAATGCTTCTTTTAGATATAACTATGCTGGTATCGGGTATACATTTGATGATGTTGCGCAGGCGTTCATCCCAATACAGCCTTTTCCGTCTTGGCTCTTGAATACAGAAACATATTCGTGGGATCCTCCTGTTCCCTATCCCGATGACGGAAAATCCTATTATTGGGATGAAGATACTTTGTCTTGGGTAGAGAATTAATGCACGTAGAAAGTTTATTTCCGCTTCCAATAGGATTCTTTGATCTTGAGAAAATTCCAACGGAAAGTGAGACAGCTTTTGTACTAGCGCAGAAAAAACGTAAGAATGAAGGAAATACAACCAGCGTAGATAATTATATACTTAATCAGAGTGCATTAAGAGAAATTAAAGGGTTTATATCAGATAGCCTTAATAAGTATTTTGTCTCAATTTATAGCCCTAAAAATGATGTTAAGTTAAGAATAACGCAATCATGGTTAAATTACACTAAAAAAGATCAATGGCATCATAAACATAAACATCCTAATTCGCTTGTTTCGGGCGTTTTTTACTTTTCTGCAAATAAAGATACCGACAAAATATACTTTTACCGTGATCCGCGCACCATGCTTGACATACCGCCGGCCGGCTGGAATATGTTTAACTCTACAAGCTGGTGGTTTCCGGTCTTTACTGGAAGGCTAATACTTTTCCCGTCACATTTAACGCACATGGTTGAAACAGTTCAAAGCAAAGACACCCGCATAAGTTTGGCGTTCAATACTTTTCCGGTCGGCGTTTTAGGTGAAGAAAATATGTTGACATCTCTAAAACTAACTGATTGACCTTAAATCGTTTGGCAAGTAATGTAGACGAACCGACTAGCCGGATAGCTAGGTGAAGGAGAGCCGCGTGAGCGACGAAGAACAGGCTGTAGCGGAGATCAGCCCCGCGCCGGAACCGGAAGCTACGGCAGCACCGGAATCTGCTGATACGACGCCGGAGGAACAGCAGCCTGCAAAAGCGTTCTCTCAAGAAGAGCTAGACGCGATTGTAAGCAAGCGCCTTGCAAGAGAACAGCGCAAATGGGAAAGAGAGCAGGCCCAACGGCTTGCGGAGCAGCAGGCTAGACAACAGCCCGCCGCACCTCCACCTGCGCCGGATGATTTCGAGTCTGCCCAGCAATACGCGGAAGCGTTAGCGGAGCAAAAGGCTCGGGAGCTTCTAGCCCAGCGCGAGGCCGCAGCCCAGCAAGCGGCTCTTTTGGAGTCCTATAAGGACCGTGAAGAAGAGGCTAGGGACCGATACGAGGACTTTGAACAAGTCGCGTATAACCCCAATCTCCCCGTCACGGACGTTATGGCTCAAGCGATTCAGGCTTCTGATATTGGCCCCGAAGTAATCTATTACCTCGGTTCCAATCCAAAAGAAGCCAGCCGCATATCCCGTCTGTCGCCAGTCTTGCAGGCAAAAGAGATCGGAAAAATCGAGGTCAATTTGACCACGAACCCGCCGGTTAAGAAAACCTCAACCGCGCCCGCACCTCTTGCTCCTGTCACGGCTACCCGGTCAAATTCTGGACCCCGATACGATACGACTGACCCTCGGGCCACTAAGTCAATGTCAACGTCGGAATGGATTGAAGCGGAACGTCAGCGTCAGATCAAGAAGTGGGAAGCGCAGAACAGACGATAGACTAAGCCGCCATTGTCGAGTATGATTACTCGAAAATGGAGGTAGAAATGGAGAGTGAAAATCAAACTGCTGATGATCTGAAGCGGCAACGTAACAGAGAGGCGGCGGCGCGATACCGCGAACGAAACCGGGGGAAAGTCAATCAGCGTATGCGCGATTGGCGCGAAAATAACCGAGAACAAGATCGGTTACATAAGCGTGAATGGCGCAACCGAAAGTTGGCGAATGGAAGTCCTGAAGAAGTAGCCGCAATCCGGCAGGCCGAACGGGATAAAACCAATCGCAATAACGCTCGGTGTAGGGAAGAAGTATTCTTCGCTTATGGCGGGTATACTTGCAACTGCTGCGGAGAGACTGAACCTTTGTTTTTGACGATTGACCATGTAGATAACGATGGGGCTAAAATGCGTAAAGAAGGTATTCATGGAAGTGGATCTGCTTTCTATACGTGGCTTCGTAAAAACGGATTTCCTAGCGGATTCCAAGTTCTCTGCATGAATTGTCAACTCGGCAAACACAGAAACGGCGGCGTTTGCCCTCACCAGTCTTCCTAACTTCTTGAAAGGACTATGAAATGTCGAATTCAATTCTTACGATCGACATGATCACAAGAAAAGCATTAGAAATACTTGAAAACAACCTTGTCCTGACGCGCACCGTTAACCGCCAGTATGACGACTCTTTCGCCGTTGAAGGCGCTAAGATCGGCTCGACCCTGCGTATCCGCCTGCCCGACCGCGCTCTGGTCACGGACGGCGCTGCGCTTCAGGTTCAGGACGACAACGAGCAGTACACGACCCTGACCGTTTCGTCGCAGAAGCACATCGGTGTCAACTTCACGACCGCCGAACTGACGATGCAGTTGGACGACTTTGCGGAACGCGTGCTGAAGCCGCGTATTTCGCAGCTCGCCGCTAGCATCGACGCTGACGTTGCTAACTCGTTCAAATATATCGGCAATTCGGTCGGCACGCCCGGCACGA